CAATCGTAAACGCTCAAAGTGGCGATTTATTGGTGTCTGAAATAACAGTATCAATCCTAACGAGCTGGAGTTAATTATGAGCAAAGAAGAAGATTTAGCCTTCTTAATAAAGACAGGCCAAATAAAAGAAGCACCAAAAGAAAAAGTACAACCTAAAAAGGAAGAGGAATAACAGTGGCAATATACTTAAACAATAACGTAGGCATCAAGCTAGCGACCAACGCTGCGCCTACTACACCATCTATTGATATTAGCGACCTAGTATCTAGCGCTGTTATCAACCAAATCGTGGATGAGCTAGAGATTACTGCGATGGGTGATACCGCACACCGCTACGTAGCAGGTCTACAATCAGGCACATTTACAATCGACTTTATGAACGACTGGGCAACATCTGAGGTAAGCCAGACTCTTAATGAGGCATTTGGCAAAACTCTAGCTGTATCAGTAATTACAGTTAAGGGCACAGCTGTATCAGCTGCTAACCCTACTTACCAGTTCTCAATCTTAGTAAATAACCTAACACCAATCGGATCAGCTGGAGTAGCCGAAATTGCTACATCTAGCGTTACATTTACTGTAAACTCTGGAATCACAGTATCGCCATCAGTGGCGTTCTAATTAAGGAGTAACAATGGCAAAGCTTAAGATTACTAGGGCTAATGGTGAAGTCACAGAACACAAGATAACACCAGGAATTGAATATAGCTTTGAGTTGAAGTGGGGCGCAGGTATTAGCAAGATTTTGCGTGAGCATGAACAGCAGACCCATATTTTTTGGTTAGCGTGGGAGTGCTTGCGCAAGTCTGGCGCACAGGTACCTATATTTGGAGTTGAGTTTATAGACAGCCTAGAAACTGTCGAGGTATTAGACGAAGAAAAAAAATAATAAAGCGGGATTCTACACTTTATGGCATAGCCACCCTAGCCGTAGAAACTGGAATACCGCCTAGCGAATTTATTAACATGGATTCGGAAATGTATCGGGCAATTATTCAAGTATTAACCGATAGAGCTGAAAGGGTTAAAAATGCCAGCAGAGGTCGTAGGCGTTAAAGACGTTCTAAATGGCCTGAGCTTTATCGATGATGATTTAAGATTAAAGATAAGTCAGGCAATTGATCCGTTAATGCGACAGGTAGCAAACAAAGCAAAAGGTTTTGTGCCATCTAACTCCGAAGTATTATCAGGATGGTCTAAGCCATTATCATCTAATGTTGAACGGCCATTTCCTAAATATGATAGTAATGTAGTAAGAGCTGGTATTGGATATAATCCAGGTAAAAATGTAGCTACAAAAAACGGCTGGCAAGTAAGCCAATATGTTTATAACGTAAGCAGGACTGGATCTATCTACGAAACCGCAGGCAGATTAAATCCACAAGGTAGAGCGCCATTTACATTTAGGCATGAGGGTAGTGGTACTTATGTTAAAAAGTCTGCTAAAAGCCAAGCTCTAGATTTTTATGATTCAAATAACCCATTTGCAAGCCAGCAATTTATTGGTGCTTTAGAGCCAGTAACAAAACCTAAGAGAGTACCTGGCGCACGTGGGGCAACTGGTCGAAAGATGCAAGGACGTTTAATCTACAAGGCTTGGGCACAGGATAATATAAAAGTATACGATGCCATATTAAAAGCCATAGATAAAACAGCTGTGGAATTTACACGCAAGACTGAAATTAAGAAGGTGGCATAGTGGCCAATATATTTGTAGCAGCCTCGGCAACCTGGAATGGTAAGGCTCTTAAAAAGGCTAAACAAGATGTAAGCGTATTTGATAAACAAGTTAAAAAATTAGGTACAACTCTTTTAGGTGTCTTTAGCGCTAGAGCATTATTCAACTACAGTAAAAGAGCTGTAGCCGCATTTGCAGCCGATGAGAAGGCCGCCAAGTCTTTAGAAGTTCAGTTAAAAAATACAGGCTTTGCATTTAGTTCACCAGCTGTAGAGTTATACATAGCCAATCTACAAAGAGCCACAGGCGTACTTGATGACCAACTACGCCCAGCATTTCAGCAATTATTAACTGTTACAGGCTCAATTACTTTAAGTCAGGATGCGTTAAATACAGCGCTTAACGTATCAGCTGCTACAGGTAAATCTTTAACAACTGTTACTACAGCTTTATCACGTGCTTACGCTGGCAATACCACAGGCCTTAGTAGGTTAGGTGCTGGCCTAGATAAAACCTTATTAAAGACTGGCGACATGGATAAAATCATGGAAGAACTTAATAAAAAGTTCGCTGGTCAAGCACAGGCTAGATTAACTACTTATGCTGGCAAGATGGATTTATTAAGAGTAGCCAGCGAAAATGTAAAAGAAGAAATAGGCAAAGGCATATTAGGCGCTTTAGATGCACTAGGTAAAGATACTAACCTAGATGAAACTACGGCCAAGATGGAAAAGTTAGGCAAGACTACAGGCCAAACTATTACAGGCTTAGGCGTTTTACTTAAAACATTATCAGATATACCTGGTCTTGGTGCATTAGGTAGAGCAGCTTATGAAACCAGCACATTTGGATTATTAGCCAGATTAGCCAGAGAAAATCAAAAGGGTAAATTCCCTACTGCACCTGCTAGAGAAACTCCAGCACAAGGCCGTATCCTTGCTGCACAAAGAAGGCAAGAGATCAAAGCATCTCAGGATTTATTAAAATTAAAAAAGCAAGAAGTAGCCACATTAAAGGCTAAAACTGCCGTAGATCAGTTACAAGACAAGTTCGATATTGAGCGTATTGGTTTGGCTAAAGCACTTAATGAAGCCACGGATAAAGAAACTAAATTACGCCTAGAGGCAAAGTTTGCTATTTTAGATAATAATGAAGCTTTGGCTAAAAAGATATTGGCTGAAATGGATGGCAAAACAGCTGCAGAAGAATTAACTACCCAGTTTTATGCATTAAGTGAAGCCGCTAAAAACTTATTATTATCTTTTGGAGTTAGCCCAAGTCAAATTGGCCCAGGTGGTGTAATAGCTGCTACCGCTGGCGGTGGCCGTATGGGTAGCCTTGCAGATGTAGCCATCAATAATCCAGAGTTTGGCTATAGTAATGAAGCCCGAGCATTAGGTTTAGCATTAGGATTTACACCAGGTATTAGCCGTGGTGGATCAGCTCAAGAAATGAGAGTAACTGTCGATGTAGCAGGGGCTGGCGATAAGTTAAGCCAGGCTATTGCCGAAAGTATCCAAGTAGCCACTAGAAATGGATACAGCACAGTACCAGCTGGACAAGGGTTCTAATGACAGTACCAGTTATAAATGCAATAATTAATTTTAGTACTGGCCCATCATTTTCACAGGCTTTTTTAATTGATTCGGGTGTCTTAGGTACTAACGTATTAGCTGATTCCGCAGATATAATTGTAGATGTATCTAATCAAATTAATAGAATTGAAACTAGTAGAGGCCGTACAGCTCTTAGCGATCAATTTCAAACGGGTTCGCTTACTTTACGTTTAACAGATCAAAATGGCGATTTTAATCCTCAAAATTTATCAGGGCCATACGCAGGATTATTAACACCTATGAAGAAGGTACAGATTACTGCTACCTATAATAATGTTACTTATCCTATATTTTCAGGATTTATTACCAGCTACGTTACAACTTACCCAGACAGCTCTGGTTTTGATGATGTAGCCATAACAACTATACAAGCTGTAGATGCTTTTAGATTAGCCCAGTTAGCACAGATAAGCACTGTTACTGGTGCAACTGCTGGCGATTTATCAGGTACTCGTATAAATCAAATATTAGATGAAATTGATTGGCCAGCATCTCAGCGTAATATTGATGCAGGATTAACTACATTACAGGCAGACCCTGGCACTAACCGCACAGCTTTACAAGCTTTACAAATTGTAACAGAATCCGAGTATGGGGCTATCTATGTAGATGCCGATAATAATTTTGTATTTCAAGATAGAGCTGTAACTGTTGGATCTATTGCTGGCACACCTACACTCTTTGCAGATGATGGCACTGGCATAGATTACTTTGATGCAGCCTGGATATTAAACGATGTGCTTATATTTAATAAGGCCACCATTACTAGAGTGGGCGGTACTGCTCAGGTAGCCACAAACCAAGCCAGCATAGATAAGTACTTTCTGCATAGTTATTTTTTAGATAATCTATTAATGCAGACAGATGCTGTAGCCCTAGATTATGCGAGGGCTTATGTGGCCAGTAGAGCTGAAACCTCTATCCGATGCGATGCTATAGTCCTAGACCTATACACCCCTAACTACGATACAGGCGTGGTAGCAGCTTTAGACCTAGATTTCTTTGATCCGATCACGGTACTTACTACCCAGCCTGGTGGATCTA